CCACGAACTTCATCGCGGCACCCATCTTCATCATGTACGCGATGAACCGGAAGATGGTGCCGAGTACGATGTTGAGCGCACCCAGTACGACCAGGATTGCACCGCTCATGCCGATGAACCGAACGATGTTTTCCTGGGTCTTCGGGTCAAGGTTGCCGAACGCCTGGACCAGCTTGGTGAGAGCCTGGACCCAGCGGCGCATCTCCTCCTGGAATGGACTACCAGCCTTGATCATCAGGGTCTCAATGTTACCCCTCAAGATCTCGATGTCACCGCTGAGGTTGTCGAGCCGTGCGCTGGCCGTCTCAGCTGCGGTGGTCTTGCCCATGGCGGTGTTCATCTCACGGAAGCCCTTGGCTCCCTCACGTGAGAGAATAGCTGCCGCGGAAAGTGCCCTGTTGTTGAAGATCGTCCGCATCTGGAGCACCCGCTCCTTGGCGGTAAGATCCTCGGTGGCCTTACCCAGAATCTCGAAGACTTCGGAGAGAGGCTTCAGGTTGCCTGCTGCGTCGTAGAACCGGTTGGCTCCGGTCTCGGTGATGATGCCGAGTTCCTCGAGAGCCTCGGTGGCGGGTGCGGTGGCACCACCGAACGAGACGATCATCTGCCGCAGCGAGGTGCCAGCGGTGGATCCTCGGATGCCCGCCTTGGCGAGGAGTGAGATTGCCGTCAGAGTGTCCTCGAAGTTCAGCCCGGCGGTGTGGGCGACACCACCTACGTACTTCAGCGAGACCCCGAGGTCGGTGATGTCCGCGATTGACGCGTTGGCTGCGCCGGCCAGAAGGTCCGTGACTGCGACGGCGTCCTTGGCGGACTTGTCAAACTGCTGGATGGTGGAGGTGATGATCTGGCCCGATTCGGCCAACGGGATATCTCCCGCTGCACCGAGATTGGCCATCGCGTCGCCGACTCCGCGCATGATCTGTTCTGCGCTGATGCCAGACTTACCAAGTTCGATGAACCCCTCAGCAATCTCGTCAGCAGAATAGATGGTGTCTGTAGCCAGCTGCAGAGTGAAGTCGCTGAGTTGCTTCATCTTCTTCGAGTTGGTGTCGGACACCGCAGCGAAGAAGTCCATCTTCCGCTCGAACTCAGCAGCAGCCTGGACGACCTTGGCGAAGGCGTAGACCATCACCCCACCGGCGACCCCCATCGTCTTGCCCGCCTGCACGAAGGAGTCGCCGGTACCCCGTAGGGTGTATACGGTCCTGGCGTTCTGGGCCCGAAGGGTGGCATACGCAGCCACAGCCTGGCGGATGTCCATGCGGACTGAACCTCGGATGGTACCAAGGTCCGCTGCCATGGTCTTACTCCCCTCAGGTGAACATCAGGGCCGGGTCTGCGTAACCCGAGCCTTTTTGCTTGTCCTGGCCAAAGACCGAGTTCATCAGTCGATCCCTAGCCATCTTGGCTCGTCTTTCCTCCTTGCCGGGTCGACCAGACCCAGCATCCTCAAGCATGCCCTCCAGAGCAAGCCCGAAGTAGATCACTGCCTCATCTACACAGTACGCGATGTAGCTGTCACTTTCGAGACCCAGCAGGACGCTTGGCCTTTCGCTTACCGCCTTTGCCTTTTGCCACAGCATCCATGTCTGCTCTGGCTTCGCGACGAAAGGTGGCAACATCCTCCGTACCACCGATGCACCAGTTGAAGATGAACATCTTGTCCTCGGAGTCAATCTCGTCGACGTAGAGCTTGTCGTCGTCCATGAGCTCCGCCACCAGCTGGGCGTACTCGACGTCGTAGTCCTCGTCATCCTCGTCGAGGTCCTCGAGATCCTCGTCGGAGGGCACCGGCATGGGGTGGACCTCAGGTTGCACGAAGCAGGAGATGACGACGTTGTTGACCATCTCGAACATGTCCTTGACCGCGTCGAGGTCGAGCTCGCCCTCGTCAATGCCGACCATCTTCGCGACGTCGGCCTTCTGGCCCTTCTTCAGAGCCTCCGACACGATCTCCATCAGAGGGTTGTGCACGTTGCCTGACAGCACCATGGCCTGGAGATCGACCCGCTTGAGCATCGCCACCATGCCCGAGGGGAGCTCCTTGAGCTGGCCCTTCGCCCGCTGCTTGAACGCAGCAACGTCGGAGACAACGAGGTTCTCGGTCCCGTTGTTCTCCGACGCCTTGGTCTCTTCTTCGGCCCTCTTGGCCGGGTTTCCACTCTTTCCCATTGCTAGGCCCTCCTGGGGGTCTGGTTGTTGTTGTTGGTTGTTCTCTTCAGTTGTTGTTCCCTCGAGCATGTATCGGGATATCGTCATATCGTATCGTTCGTGATTCACCCCTATAGGGTGATATCAACGATAACGACATAAACGATAATCTCCCGTCATGCCCGATGCTTTTGCTCGTCGCCGTTCTGGGACCCGATTGCCCGGAGAATGCGTTCGACATCCTCCTTGTCAGCTCCACCATCCGCGTTGAAGAACTTCTTCTGCCCGACGAGACTGGCTATCAGGACCGCCTGCACTGCCAGTTGCAGGAACTCCGACTGCCAGTTCTCAAAGGTCGAGGTGAAGAACTGTGGCCAAAAGTCAGACCAGAGGAACTTCTCCCCATGATCGTGGGCGTTGTCGGCGACCTCCTTGACCTGCGCGATGAGCTGCCCAAGCCACGACCCCAAAAACAGCAGGGCAAGGATCCAGACGGCGCCCCATCGTCTCATGTGGCTCATGGCCGCCGGCTTCCCCGAATCACCCAGAGAAGTACGCCGGCTGCCACGAGAAGTACCAGGATGAGAAGAAACCACCTCATCTCATCGCCTCCTCGAGCTGCGACGGACGTGAGCCGCCTGGGTGTAGACCGGAGTGGTTCGACCGCTCCAGGCCCTGTTCTGCAGTCTGCCCCTCTTCCTTGGCATGGTTCCTCCTTGGTAGAAGATGGATGGGTGGACGATCAGGAGACGGCGATCGCGGTCTCGTTCTGGACGAAGTCGTAGAGCTTGCCCTCGTCGGCGGTCACGGTCGAGGGGAAGCCTCGGCCCGACGCGCTGAGCAGCTGGAAGGCGCCCTGCGCCCACTCGCCCTCGAGCGAGCCAGTAGCCTTGGCCTTGAACACGAGGCCGTGGACGTCCCCGCCGCTGTCGGAGATGGCCTGGCCCTCGACCTTGAAGTAGGGCCGGCTGTCGGTGGCGAGCTTCGAGAAGACCTTCTTCATCGCCGGCGTGGTGCCCGACTCGGTGATCGTTCCACCAGCCATGAGCTTGAACGCGGAGAAGGGGAGACCACCGGACTCAAGCTCCCATTCCACCGAGGGGCCAGAGCCGTGCGAGGCAGCCGTCGTGTCGTCGCCCTGCAGGTCCTCGAAGTCCTCCGTGTCGCTGAAGGAGAACGTCCGGGAGACCGGGAGGTCGATGCTTGTCGGTTCGTACTCCGTCGCCGCCTGGGTGGTGAAGCCCGTCAGGTGGACGTCACGCAGACCGAACGGAAGCGGGTGTGTGTCGAGAGGCATTGCCACTCCTTCTGTTTCTCGGTTCGGCGAAGACCTTGGTCCCCACCACTTGTCCTGTCTTGGTGTCGATGGTGTGGAGGATTACCATGCCTTTGGCGTATCCGCAAGACCGCCTCTTGCACTTCACCTCGAGCCACCGATCGTCGGTCAGTCGGCCGTAGAGTGTGCCCTCGCACCTCAGGTCCACCGTGCCCATCATCCTCACCGCTTCCCTAATCGATGCGAGTTCTTGAATGGTCGCGTGATGCGAGTCAATGGTGCCTAATCGATCAGGAAGCTTTCCCTGCTTCTCTCAGGCATGCTCAATGCGCGTCATGCGATCATGACGAGCGAGTGCTCGACCTGTTCCCAGCCGCGGCCTTCTTTGCCGTCGACCTGCGGGTCGTCGTACCTCCCCCCGTCGTTCCTGCGCCGGCGCCGGCGGTGTCGGTGTCGGTCTGGTCCCCGCGGGAGTCAGCGTCACCGAGGTCAGGCTCGTCGCCCTCCTCGGAGCCACTCTTGGCGGAGGACTGCTTGACCTCGTTGCCCTCCTCGTCGACCTCGACGAAGCTGTGTGCGTAGAAGATGCTCTCGTCACGGTCGGTGGACGTGAGAGCCTGCGCCGCGTCTTCGCTGACCTCGGTGGGTTCCCCCCTGGCGAAGGTGACCTTGCCCTGGTCCTCGACCCCGGCCTTCTCGAAGTCCTTCTTCTCGAAGATCTGGAAGTCGGAGGATCCCGTGTACTTGACCTGGCTCATGCTGCTGCTCCTTTGGCGATGATGGCTTGGAATCGGATGTAGCGGAAGATGGTGTTGTACGTCTGGTTGGAAAACTCCCCCGAGGTCTCAAGGTATCGGATGGTGACGAGTTTGGATGGCGGGTGACTTGCTCCGATCAACCTCCTCTTGACGACGGGGATGATGTCCTCGATGAGGTTGTAACTACCTCCTTCGTCGTGGATCCAGACCTGGAAGAACTGCCTCTCCGCCTCATGGTCACCGGCGTCGTCGTCGGCCAGTTGCTCGTTGGTGGCGTTACCAAGGCCATACACCAGAAAGGGCCGACGTGCAAGGATGTTCTCTTGGGATTGGCGAGGCATGATCTGTTCCTGTGCCTGCTCAAGAGTTCCCACACCGATGAGTGGCCAGAGTTCCTGGTCGGTGGTAAGGAGGTCGAAGAGAAAGGCACGCATCAGAAACTCCCGACGCCCATGACGGTAGCCCCAGCGTCCTCGAGAATCTTGGGGCCGAGAGCCTCAAGCGTGGGCATGATGATGGCAAAGCGACCGTCCTGGATAAGCTCCAGCCAATACCCGTGCTCAGCGGTGTGGTAGAGAAGCAGAGTGACCTCGTCCAGTTCGTAGTCAACTTCCGCGGTCAGGCCGTTGCGGGCCTCCCCGGTGATGTCAGACCAGGGAGCGTTCATCTGGGCGTAAGCCTGGACCTCTTGAGCCCCTTCCTCCATGGCCTCTACGACGTTGGTAGCTGCGTTCAACGCCAGGACGTCCAGAACGGGACCGATGCCGTCGAACCAGATGAACCCAGCCCTAGCCATTCTTCAGCCCTCCGAAGTAGTCAACGTGGGCAGCGATGCGTACGTCCTGCTTGATGTCCACAGTCTGAACCTCGAACTTGTCACCCTGCCAGAAGAACCAGTCGTCCTTGGCAATGTTGAGGTTGTATCGACCCAGGATCATGTAGGGCAGGTCCGGTACGTCGCCGATCTCAGTCGCCACCAGGAACTCGGTCATCCGCCGCTTGAACGGGATGAGCGCCATTCGCTGTGGAGTGAGCTCGGTCTCGGGGCCCCACTTCCAGCCTCCACCAGGCACGGCAAGCTTCTCACGGCGGTGTAGGGTGATGGTGACCTCGTCAGCTTTGATCAGAGCTTCGATCTGACGCCGCTCCATGAGAAGCTGCACCGGGCTCATCACCATTCCACACCCGGCCTCGTGAGTCGACCGATCCGGGTGCGTCCCTCCGTCGGACCCCCCGACGAACGCAGGTAGAGTTTCACCATGTCATTCGCGTTGTCCAGAAGCTGCGAGAACTTCTTCTGGGAGTTGCCCTCGGTGGTGTCGACCAGGTTGGCGAGCTTGGCAGCCTTCTCCCGCCATGCCTCGTACGCGGCACGTTCGACGTCGTCGCTCTGGCTGAGGATGTCGTCGATCTCGACGTCAGTAAAGAGGGTGTCAGCCTCCGTACCTCCATCGGGGATCGACTCCCCAACCAGTGCTCTGAGCCGTTCCGCGTTCGTGCGAGGCATGGCGGGAGTCCCTTGTCAGGAGTCGTCGTCGGACGACTGGCTGCTGGTGTCGGGCGTGCCGCCACCGCCGGGGCCGTCACCGGAGCCGGCTGCCTGGGTCTCGTCGTCCCGCTTCAGGAGCTTGGCCACTGCGGCCTTCTTCTTGAGCCCCTTCAGCGACAGCTGCGAGTCTTGGTTCCGACCCTCGTTGCGGCGGGCCACCTCGTGCTTCAGCTGAGGTACGGTCCACTGCGTGTAGGGCTTCTCCGGGTCACCGGGTCCGTCCTTGTCGAGGTTGGCCTCCGCCTTGGCGAGCTTCTTGGCCTGCTCCTTGCGGAGCTCCCGAGCCTTGAGCACGGCCTCGTTGCTGTCGACGGGCTCGTCGTCCTCCACCGAGGTGGAATGTGGCGAGGCACCCTCGTCCAGGGCCTGCTGGTAGTCCTCGACCTGGCGCTGCTGGGCCGGCGACCCGAGGGGGCCGTAGTTGGCCCGGACCGGGTCCTCGAGAGTGGCGTTCTCTCCGACGCCGGGCTGACCCGACTGGAGATTGGCCACGTGCTCGACCTGGGTCTGCGCCTTCTGGTCCTCGAAGTCGATGCCCATGTCTCCCTTGTTCTCGTGGGAGTTGACCATCTTCTCCAGAGCCTGCTCGAGCTCGAACCGGGGGTCAGCGCTGACCTCAGTGCCGTCAGGCATGAGGAACTTGACCATGTCCTTCGTGTCCTTCGTCGCCATGATGTTTTCTCCTTGTCTCTCAGGCGAGTACTGACCCAGCGGATCAGACGTAGATCGCCGGGACGGTGTAGGCCGCGTTGCCAGAGACCTGCATGACGACGCCGGCGCCGCGCTGACGGATTCCCGTTCCGAGGCCCCTCTGGAAGAAGGACTCGATCAGGGGGTAGCCCGCACGGTTTCCGGGAAGGGCCTTCAGCCCACGGTATGCCGGGTTCGAGTGCTCCCGGATTCCGATGGGATTGGTGAGGCCGTCGGGACCGCCCGACGCGAGGCCGACGAGGTAGCCGGCCGGGATGTAGTCGTTCAGCACGACGTGCCAGGGGCCGTAGGTGCCCACCTGGCCGGGAACCCGACCAGCAGGAGCGCCGACGTAACGACCACCACTGCCGTCGGGGATGAAGACTCCACCGCCAGTCCGCGTGTCATCGGGGATGAAGTCCCACGGGGCACCGCTCGCGACTTTCCACGTCCGGATCACGTTGTACTCCTGCGTGTTCACCCAGAGCACCTTCCGGTAGCCCGCCAGCAGCGTGTAGCCGTGGTGGTCGAGCTGGGTCTGCATCCCCTCGACCGACGCCGGGTTCAGAGTAGCTGAGGTGCCCATGCCTTGCGTCGTGACGTAGTGGTTGTGCGTTCCCAGGAAGGTCGTGGTGCCCACCGGCGGCGGAATCTCGCCGTCTCCGTTGTAGAACTTGAACACGGTGACGGGGAGATTGTCGTCGGAGATGCCGGTGGAGTTCAGCGGGTTGAACAGCGTCCGCATGATCCGGTTGAACACCAGACGGTTGTCGGCTTCGAGCGCGGCGTTCACCTGAGCTCGCAGATCGCGGATGTCCGCGTCGGCGATGTACATCCAGGTGAAGCGGACTCCGAGGTCGTAGAAGTCGAAGTCGTAGCCCCGCCAGAAGGTGTTGCCGGGCGAAACCCGGATTGCCTTGGGCAGGCCGTACTCGGTCGCCTTCTCGAAGTCTTCACCGGACGTAGGCACGGTCACCTTCTCGGCGATGTCCGTGACCCGGTAGGTGAGCAGATCCACCAGCTGGTTGCGCTGGCGATTGCGGAGGTTGACGGCAGCATTGACCTCGTTCCAGAAGTCATTGATGTCCGTACCATCCTGCGCCTTGATGATGGCGTCGGCTCGCTCGTTGAAGCCTCGCTCCGCGCCCTGCACGGTCATGGACTTGATCAGCCTCATGACCGAGGGGTGCAGGTCGTCGGCGACGAGCAGGTCGCGCGTGGATGCGATCTTCTGCATCGGATTGTCTCCCATTCTCTCGTCGTCGTCAGCCCTGCACGACGAGGCGGGAGGCCTCGACCGTGTAGCCGACTCGGGTGTTGCCCGCGGCGACGTTGGCGATGAGATCACCGTCGGGCTCGGAAAAGACGGCGGCACCTGCGACGAGGCCCACGACGTCTGCGATCTGGCCTTGGGTCATGATGTCGACGACGTCTCCGACGCGACCACCCATCCAGTTGTTCACGGTCTGGGCCGCCGAGAAGCGACCCGCCGGCACGACGGGGACGTTCTTGATCAGAACCCCCGCGTAGCCAGTCGGTCCCGCGGTTCCAACCACGCATCGGCCGTTGGCGTCCAGAGAGACGCCCTTCGGTCCGAACTCACCATCGACGGTGAAGGTCAGAGCTGCCGCGAGAGGCGCCCGGACGATGCCAATGTGCGGCTCGACCAGGTCGTAGCGTGCACCCATGGTGCGTACTCCTTGTCTCTCGGATCGTGCAGGTCAGGGTGTGGACATCAGAACTCGTTCAAACTGGCGTAACGCTTCTTCAGCGCCTTCTCGTCAGCGGCGTCGTCGTCGCCCTTCCTCCGCTTGGTGCGGGAGCCCGACCGGGTGGTCGAACGGTCGTCGTCGTCGTCGTCCTTCTTGCCTCGGAGCAGGTGCTTCTTCTTGTCGGCCAGAGCCTTGACCGCGTCCTGTACGGAATCCTCGTCGACCTCGATGTCCGAGGGGTCATCCTCGTCCTGATCGATGTCTTCGTCGACCGCCTTGCGGATCTGGTCGGTGAGTGCGTCGGTTGGGTCGATGAAACCCAGGCGGCGAGCTTCGGCGATGATGGCGTCGTCACGTTCCTTGTTGCGGAGGCGAGTGGCCAGCTTCCGATTCCGCTCCCTCTCAGCAGCGAGTTCGGCCTTGGTCTTCTCGTCGTCCTTGGTGGCGGCGTCCTTCTTCTCCCTGCGCTGCTTCTGCTGGGCATCCCGCTCAGCCTTACGTCGCAGTCGCTTCTCCTCGCGGCGAGCTTGGCGTTCCTTCTTCAGCGCCTTTTCGTTCTCCAACGCCTTGGCCTTCCAGTCGACGTCGTCATCATCTTCCTTGTCGTCGTCGTCTTCCTGGTCATCCTCGTCGTCTTCGTCCTCGTCGCCGCTGGGGTCGTCGTCGTCCTTGTCCTCAGCACCCTTCTTGCCCTGGTCATCGTCCTTGTCACCATCGTCATCCCGACCTCGAATGACAAGGTTCTCGAGCCAGTACAACAGTTCACTCTTCATGATGTCCTCAGTTTCTAGCGCCTCTCGCGCCGGTTGCCTAGCATCCCACTAGGGCTTCGCCTGTCGGGCCGGTGTCTGAGTGGCCTCAGTGCCACCGCTCTCGTTGGGTCGTTTTCCATTATTGCTTTGGTTGCCGGATTTGTCAACGTCCTCGTTGTTTCCTCCATTCGCGTTGGTGATCGGCTTCTGTCCAGCCGCTGCCTTTTCCGCGTTCTCCTGAAGCCCGGGAGGGGCAGCAAGTGCATTGATCTTGGAGGCCATCTCCGCCTCTTCCAGGATCGTCTTGTCCTCGTCGGCTGGAATGATGTACCCCAGCTCGGCCATCTTCTCACGGTAGAACTTGCGGCTGATGATCTTGCGGTCGTACATGTTGTTCAGCTCGTTCAGAGTCTCTACCCGGTTCGTGGGGATCTTGGACTTGGCAATGAGGACGTCGACCTCAGGAATCATGGCTCTACGGTCGTAGGCCTCAAACCAGAAACGAAGATCAAACCACATCTGCTGAAGAGTCTCGATCTGCGCGATGTCTCGAGGCTCGATTCGTGCGAGTGTGGGCATGAACTTGATGGCCAGAGCAATACCGGACTGAGCCACCTGCACGTCGATCTGCCCGAGAGCAACGTCAGTCATGCCCGTGGCGGCGTACATCTTGGATTCGAGGTACTTCAGCTGGTCCATCATGGGCTGAATCGATCCCACACCCTCCACCCGGCGGAAGTACGACCCGGCAGGAACCTCCATCACTCCGCCGGGCCAGACCTCCCAATCCGACTCCTGCCCCTTGTCGTCCACCGGGCGGCCGCCGTCAGTCGCGTATACGCCCAGACCCTGAAGCGCCAGAGCCATCTGAGTGTCAGTGGCACCTTGTGAAACCGCCCATTCGAGGAACTCGAGGCCCCTGATCTCCGAGGATCCATAGTCCTGTGACTCCCAGTTGATGTTGTCGAACCAGTAGACGGGGAACTGGGTGATCTGGTCAGGCAGTGGCTCTGGCTCAAGAATGGTCTTGACCCGGGTGGGCTTGGGGCCGTACCACGAACCATTCTCACCCTCTAGCTCGTAGATGGCCTCCTCGCGCCAGATGCGCGTGTCCGTCTCATCATCGTCGGCGTCGAAGGGTCCCTTGGAGTACGTCAGCTTCCTGACCTTCTCAGTGTCGTCTCTGGGGTCCAACCAAAGAGTCACGATGTGGATGCGAATGACCTTGTCGGGGTCGTCCTCATCCCAGACCTTGAACACCTGGCCCGGGTGCAGGGTGTCGATGGAGATTCGACTGCCCTCAGGCTTGTCGGGGTTCGCCGTCACGTGGAAAGCGCTGTCGCCTCGAGTCACCCCGGCCTGCTTGTTGATGTGGAACTTGGAGATGAACTTCTCCCGCTTCAGGAAGTTCTCCAGACTCTTCTGGGCGGGAGACATGGCGCGATCGTCTCGCTTGCCGGCAGACTCCTTGGCGAGATCCTCCGCCGTCTTGGGTTCAACGGGGCCGTCGGCCACCGCCACCAGTTCCAACCCCTTCATCAGGTACTGGGAGGTCGTGTCTACGATGATGCGCGCGTTCGGCACGTAGAGAGGCTGCTCGTTCTCGAGCACACGAATGGAGTACTGGGTCGGGTCGTTCCAGTACATCTGGTCATACTTCTCGTACGACTGGATGCGGGCCTGCTCCTCCTTGGGCCACCACGCCGGGGGCTTACCCAGCATGTTGTCCAGGCTGGACCAGGGCGTGAACATCTTCCTCAGTGCCATGTCAGGCTCTCCTGCTCTTCACTCGAGACTGTCGAGAAGATCGTCGTTCGCTCGTCTTGCCGAGGTGACCCTTGACGAAGCGACTCAAGGCCTCCGGGCCGTGGTTGTCTTTGTCTAGCGGCTGTTCGGGAGCGTTCTTGTTCTCATTCTTGTGTTCAGGCCAGCGCCACCCAGTCCTCATCTCCCAGGCGAGACTGTTGGGCATACCCGTGGCGCCATTCCCCTTGTACTTCGTGCAGCCCTCCTTACTGAAGAGAATCCCGGGTCGGTTCGGAACCTCCCTGGTCTTGATCTTCAGCAGGTTGTTCATGTCACGGATTCGGTCGATGAGTTCGCCACCAGTGTTAGTTCTGATCGGACGACGCAGCTTCCTCTGCACGATAGAGGTATCACTGGGCTCCGCTGGTGGACAGTAGATGATGGCGACCTTCTCCAACAGAGGCCACATCCCCTCACCTTTGTCACGGTTCTCGAGGATCTCCTGGCAGATTTCCTCAGTGTCCATGCCGATCCATCGAGTCTCACCCAGCACGTAGCATTGACCCCAGATGTCCTGCTGGATCCAGATCCAGACCCAGTCATTGGCGTAGCCATAGTCCAACGCGGCGTAGAGAGGCATAGACGGGTCGTACTCCAGACCTTCGACCAGGTGGACATCATCGTCCCACTGGGTCATGACCCGGCCGATCCGCTCCACGAACTGACCACCGTACTGACGATTGAACTCGTCCTCGGTCAGATCGTCTTCAGCCTCGAGAATCTCCGGATCCATCCGGCCCCCGGGAAAGACGATCGTATTGTCCCAGGCAGGCTTCTGAAACGACGTCCATTGGGTCTTGGTCGGGTCCTGCCCCCGCTGGAATGCCCAAAAGAGCAGAGAGGTCTCAGAGGCGAGCTCGGGCACCCCAGTCATGAGCGACCAACCCCGCTTGTCCGACAGAGCAGGTCGAACGTACTCAGTGAAGGTGCGTCGGTGGTGCTTGCCGGCCTCCACCATCAACACGAAGTCAAGACCCTCACCGACCAAGCTGTCAGGGTGCTTCGCCGAGCGGCACTGAAGATCGAAGCCCCACTTGGTGTGGATCCGCATCGACCCTGACTCAACATTGTTCAAGAACTTCGAGCTGACCTGGTCAATGCCCAGCTTCTTGAAGGTGTTGTAGACTACGCGAAACTCCTTCTCGCAGTCGGGGTACTCAGGGCCAATGATCCAGCCCTGCTTCGGTTCACCGAGAAAGTTCTTCACGAACGCCTCACACTCAGCGTCCTTGCCCCCTAACAGAGTCTTACCCCACCGCCGACCATTGGAGAGCGCACGATGGCGGACGTTGTTGTAGTGAATCTCACGCTGACCCCGGTGGGGGTGATACCCCGTTCGCTCGAAGTATGCATCCTTGCGAAAAACCAGGCCCTCCGGGACCTCAACCGCACTCACGAGAGATAGTCCTCCGAGCGGTAGTTCTCGTCGGGTCGCTCTGCCGGGTCATGCTGCGGGAAGTTGCTGTCCACACCGCCCATGAATCCGGGCTCGAGGGGAGCGTCGGGGTCCTGCTCCTGCCCGGTCAGCAGGCCCAGTCGCTTCTTCTCGGTGTTCTCGAGGGTTCGGCCCTCGGGGCCCAGGTCGGTGACTGAGTTGGTCGTGGGCACTTTACCCATGTACTCGGTCTCAGTGTTGATCGGGTCGGGGAGATCCCCCCCGGTTCTTACCGGGCTCATGTGCTTTCCTCTCGCATTGGTTCTGCTCGATGATCGTGACCCTCGCACGAGCGATCCCGCCATCCTGAATCGATCCCTGAGCACTTCCCTCGCGTGCCCTCGATCACTTGATGATCACGAACGCATCACCCTGCTCCGCCAGCAGCGTCTCGAGGTCCTCCCAGTGGAGCTTGAATCGGCCACGAACTCCCCAGTTGTCGCCCCAGGAGTTCATGCCGATCACGCAGCGCTCACTGACGTCGACTCCGATGAGTTCCACCTCATGACCGCCCTCGTTCTCGCCGGTGGCGTGGATGTAGCCGTCTGCGTCAGTCCGCCACATCCCACTCTTCCACCAGATGCCCAGGCCAACCGGCCCAACGTGTGACAGGCTGAGCAGCGTGTCTTGGAGACCAAAGTTCCAGCGATACTCCTCGATCAGGCCGATCTCAAGGAGGTACTTGCACAGCCCCAGACCGCTGGTGCCCTCGTAGTCCGGTGACTCGCCGGGCCACTCGTCACGCCGCTGCACCTCGGGATACCAGGCGAAGGGGTCGTACCTGCTGCGTCGGTAGTACGAGGCCTTGCTGGACAGGGGTGCCGTGTTCAACATGCCTTTGCCGGTGTGGGTCACGCAGGTCGAGGAGTTGCTCTGGTCGTAGGGCCCACCCCGCCTCCACACCCTATCCCTCGGCTTGAGTTGGTCGACCGAAAGAAGTCCCCGGGCGGGGTACATCTTGGACTTCTCGTCGTGGGCGATCAGCGACCTCCCCATGCCCGGAAGGGTCGGTATGACCTGGAGTCGTTCCGTCACTTCGTCACCTTCTTCAGTCTCGCCGTTCCTCGACGGCCCTGGTGGTCACTGTTTCGTCCTGGCAGAAGCTCGCCGTCCTCGTCGTCGATGTCCCACTTCCACTTCTTGCCGTTGATCAGCATGACCTGGTCAATCGAGCGTTCCTTGGTCAGGAAGTAGATGGTGCGGTTGGCGATTTTCCTCGGATACTCCTCCGAGTCGTTGCCCCCCGCCAGCTGGGCGTTGTAGTCGCCGAGGTTGACGATCGGCATGTTGGGGTGGTCCTTGATGAACTGCCTCAGGAACGGCAGCTCGACCTCGTCACGTGACTCGCGCCAGATCTGCTGGCGCAGCTTCTTGTCGTGCTTGTCCTTGCGCCACGCGCCAGCGATGTAGTGCTTGTTGGTGACCAGGATGTGGGCGCCACTGGGGATATGCTCCAGTACCACCCAGGTGAAGTACTTCCGATGGCTGATCGCGGCGTTGGCCGGACTGAGCAGCAGAGCATCGCCGTCGGTGGCCTTGAACATCTCCTTGCGGTAGGAGATGGGTGACTCGTAGCCTCCCTGCCTCCGCATGCCGGCGAAAAAGTGCCCCCAGACCTTGGGGTCCAGCGACATGACTGCGTCGTCATATCGTGGAATACCAATCTCCTGCCATCCCACGACGTGGGCCTGGCTGGCGGTGAGCACGACGTCCTCCACGACGTCGAACTGGGGCATGAGCGGCAGAGCCTTGACGTTCTGGGAAACGAACCTCAACTTGCCCGTCCTGGTGGGCTCGGGGGGTTCCTTCTCGATCTCCGGAATACGGAACTCCCTCACCCTGAGTCCGTCCCGCATGGTGTTGATGTCCACCCTGCCGAAGCCCGGCACTTGATCGGGAACACCCAGCTGTCCGTTGCTGAACTGCCAGATGTCCCAGCGTCGCCAGGGCTCTGCCGCGACTGGGGGTGTGTTGCTGTCGTTGTAGCGAGGCTGCCACAACAGACAACCGAAGTCACTGTCGAGGTCGAATGGTGTGTAGATGAGCGGCTTCACGTGGACGACCCGCTGGATCTGGGCGACCCAGTTGGCGATCCACCTCGTCAACTCCGCCCGAGACATGCGGGCGTCGTTCACCTCGATGTCGAGCGCCGGCACCAGGTCGCCAGGCTGTGGCTGGGCCACCTGCAGAAAGAACTTGGCCTCCAGCGAGGCGTCACCATTCTCCGGGCGGGCGAAGTGGTAGGCCCCGAACGGAATCCCCGCCTTCTGGGCCTCACGACGACGTTGCACGTACTTGGCATCTCTGAAGCTCGCCCCCTCGGTCGCCTTGTGGTACCAGAAGTCGACCCCGGCCTTCTTCGCTGAGGCCAGGTTGTGCTCGCCACTCTGGTGGTGGCTAGTGTCGACTCCATCGATCCTGCGTGGCTTAGTAGCCATGTTCACCCTCCTTCTTGGGTCTGTGCCGGGGAAGATGGGGGCGTGCGGCCATCTCCCCCGGCTTTCACCCGGGTGCTCTGCGCGCTGGCCGTGCGGCACTCGTCGGGTGTGGAACGCCGAAGCTACTGGCCGGGCGAGGTGCAGCGACTTCGGCGAACTATTCAGTTGTGCATGCTGGGCCCTCTCTGCTGGGATGAGGACGCGCAGCAGAGAGGGCTAAAACCAGGTGCCCTTCGCGGTTCCATCCTCGAAGAGCGTCACCACCAGACTCTGAAACTCGGGTGGCTTATTGTCCATGTCAAACCTCGAGGGCCCCAGATTCCCCCGTGGGTGCGTGTGCCAGATCACGGTCTCCCGCAAGAACTGGGCGTTGATCGTCTGATGCTCCTGTAGCTCTTCCACGATCAGGGCGATGTCTTCACCCCAAAGCTCGAACTCGTGATTCTCCTCGAGACTCCGGTTGGGAAGCTCGACGATCTGCCTCCCATTTACTGCGTATGGAAGAAGTATGCCACAGGCCTCCGCGGGAGCTCGGAGTCTGCCTATGCGAGCAATCTCCTGGACCATGCGGTCCTCCAGCACCATGACCATGTTCACTCCGCTGCCTTCGGCTTTCCACCCATGCCGGCCACGTAGAGAGCCTCGTCCGTGCTGATGAGTTGCCTCTCCAGCAGAATCTCCACCAGACGACCGATGGCTAGAGGATTGACACCGAGACCCATCAGAGTGGTAGGACCAAGGCCTGGTCGCTCTGCAGCCCTCTTCTTGGCCTCCCTCTTGGTGCGTTGATCCTTGGTCTCGAGGGGGTTCTCCTCCTGTTCAGTTGTGAACTGATGCTGCGTGATCGACTTGCCATCGTCGTCGAAGTGCGTGGACTTGGGCCCCTTGCACGTGACGCAGATCGGGTCTTCGACCTTGGTCTCACTCATCGTCACTCTCTTCCCACTCGCCCTCGACCGTGTTGTCCAGTTCTTCCTTATCCGCCCCCATCGGGATCGTCTGACCAGGCATGTGCGCCAGCTCGTACCGGACCTCGCCTCCTCCCTGCTCCGGCGGCGCCAGAGCTTCGTTCGGGTTGACCATGACCCCCGCGAGGATGCCTTGCAGCTTGACGGAGATGTCCGCCTCCATGCGCTGCTTCGGCTTCCCGACGACATGCTCAAGAATGAACATGGCCGCCTGATTCTTCGCCGCTGCAGGGACCACCAGTTTTCCTCGCTCGTCGACCTCCTCGTGTTGAATGATCCAACGAATGGCGTTCAAGGCATCTGGAGTCAGAGCCCCCATCTCACCCCTGGTCTGCTCCACGAACATCTCCATGGCACGTTCATGGACCTCCCGAGTGATCCACCCCGGCTTCCGCCCCCGAAAACCTCCGTCGACGTCGCGGGGTCGACCCTTGGCTAGTTCCTCCAAATCCCACTGCTCCACCGGCTTGTAGAGCGCCTCGAACTCCAGGTCACTCATGATGGCCTTGCCGTTCCGCCTCGATCGCTTCGCTGCGCGGCGCGCCCTCGCACGGATCTGCTTGGGAGTCAGCAGTTTGCCCTCAGCGTTCACGGGGCGGGCATCGCTTGCATCGCCCCGATCACGAATCTTGCCGCTCTTGTGTTGCCGCACGGAGGGTACCTTGCTGAAGTTCAGCGTGGCGATGGAGGCTGGCACCTGGAGGTCAGTCATGATCAGTCTCCCGCTCCTCCAGAGTGGTCAGGTCCTTGTTCAGTTGTGAGCCCGGGTCCCCGCCAACCACGACTCGTCGCCCAACGGAGGCACGTCCCAGTCGCCGCATGACCATCTCGTCGGTGACCGCACCAGACCGTACGGAGACCTCGGAGATCCTCGTCCTGGACGTCAGGCGAAGTTCTCTCACTTCCTCCGTGTTGACTCCGACCGCCATGATCAGACGACGGAGGTAGAAGACAGCCACGACCAACACGACGATGAGCTGCACCAGCAGAATCGCCAGGATCGTGTTCATGGTTCCTCTTCCGTTGACGGAATCACGCGTCTTCAGTTCGAGCCCATGATCGCAGTGGGAAGAGCTCCCCGTCAAGGAATCCTACACACACTTCCCCCCATCTCTCGATGGGCTGGAAGGTCAACTCTGGCGTGTCGCCACGTACCAGATATCTCTCTTGTAGACCCGTTCGTAGACGCGCCACTCCTTGACGTAGCTCTTGCCGGTAGAGGAGTCAGTGTCCCAGATCGCCTCCATGCCACTAGGCACGTTTGACCACATCTGCCAAAGGTCCCACTCCGTAACCTCTGGATGCATGGCTCCCGAAAGTGCCCACGCCAGTGAAGGAGTATCACTGAAGCACACGTACGGAGGTCGCCACTGACCATCCACCGAGCGAGAACTGGGGCAGAAGCCCCGGCGGATTATCTGCTTACGTCGAGGCGTAGGCGACCAGTGGAAGAGCGGAAAAGGCTCAGGCTGTACAATCGGCATGCTTCTCGCCGTTGCTTTCGTTGCCGTTGTGGTCAACGGGAGTTCCACACCCAGGACAGCGGTGGGAGTCGGTGTTGCAGTCCGGGCAGCACCAGTAGCACATGCCCCCGGCGAGGTACTCACACCTGACCTTGGGGTCGGGGTGGTGTTGGGGGATGATGGGCGACGAGGGGAAGGGAGGGACCGGCTTTTCGCCGATGTCCATCTGCTTCATCCGCACCTCCAGGTGCAGTGGCTCAGGGCCGATGGAGACGACCTCGAAGGTGAACTGGATGTCACCCAGAGTGTGCTTGTACTTGAGCTCAGTTCCAAGGCGCATAGTCGCCCTCATGCGCCGATCAGCTTCCCGTATCGCGTAGGAAGCGTCTGCGGCGTTCTCTGGGAGGGCGGGATCACCTGCGCGAATCATCATGCCGCCCCATCACGCCGGCGCTTTGGGAAGCTCCCCAGCTGCTTCTTCTTCCGAAGCGTGCTGTGCCCAACGCCCCCGTTGCTGATCAGAATCTTCTCCAGCTCGGTCAGGTGTGTGGGTCGGGCCCCGCGGGCGCCGGTGTTGTTCCTCACCTTCTCCGGCTTGCCGAGCTTCTTCTGCTCCGGCTTGGGCTTCGGTTCTCCGTCTTTACCCTTACGTGCCACTACTACTCCTTGCTCTCGAACTCCACGCAACCGAAGGTCGCCTGCGTGTACAGATCCGCCATGTACTCGCTACCGTCGAGCGTGATCGCGAGAGGCGGTGGGTCATCCATGCCCAGTCTGGGCTTCATTGTGATGTGTCGACACAGGCCGAACATCTTGTCAATCTCCATCTGACGATTCACCGCAGGGCCGTAGTTCCGTGCCTTACGATCCTCCTCGTAGGGGTCTACACTGACGACATCTGCGAAGTTCATCCTCTGGCTGGGAGGCTGCCAGAACGTGCAGTTCTCGCAGTTGCCGATCTCAGTCACTGGACTTCCTCGGCTCCCATCGGGCGGGCGATCCATCGGATGGCAGATGGAACCAACCAGGTACCGGGTCGTCGGTGTACATGTGGTAGCCCTCCGCGTCGATGCGGACCTTGCCGTCAGCGGTCGAGATGGTGGCACCGACCAGAGTGGTGGCATTAGGTTCAGGCAGATCTTTCTTCACCCCAGCTCGAAGGAGCAGAACGTGGTTCTCCTCGCCGGAGTCACGCATGACGGTGTGGTCAACCTCCGCAACTGCGTGCCACTGATTGTCTGGGGTCACCATGAAGACCGACATCCTGCCGTGCTCGGCGTGGAGTCCCTCCACCAGCTTGAGCATGACCTTGGAGTTCACGGCACCTCCCCCGTCTCAGCCCACTCCGCCATGGTCTCAATCTCCAAGGGCGTCATCTCGGGCATGTCCTCCTGCACCTGAGCCAGAATGGCTAGGCGGTCGGCCTGGGCTTCAAGAAACTCCTTCACGTCTGTCCCGCCGGGTCCGACTCCCCGATGCCCGAGACGGTGAGCAGCATCTGCCCCTTGCCCAGACCCAGCTCGGAGTGCAGGCGGTGCATCTCGAAGTGGAGCTGGCACCCGAAGGCCCATTGGCCGTTCGTGGTCCTGAAGTCGTACTTCGCCTTGCGAACCGCGAAGACCGGCGAGCCGTTGACCTTGGCGTTGTCCGTCAACAGCTTGCAGAAGGTGCAGTCGGGCAGCTGAACCACCCGGGCGATGGTCCCGTTCTCAGCCATGAGCCTTCGCCGCCTTTCCCTTGGGGTTCCCCGCCCGCTTCTTGCGGCGTCGCGGTGTGGAGGTCTTCTCGCCCACCAGAGTGACAAGCTTCTGTCGCTCCTCGGCCTCCTTGCGCTTCTTCTCCCTGTAGACCTTCAGGGCACCAGGCCCCTGAGGTCCGCTGAACCTGCTCATGTCATTCTCCTCGGTCGATCGATCATTGCCCTAGCATCCTATCGCATCCTGCCGCGGATGTCAAGGTCTCCTCAGGCGTAGGGCTGGTGTGGAGCGGGTGGAGGGTCGACGGGGGCCACCGGGGGACGGCCGTCAGGCTCGTTCGGGCCAGGGAGCTTGACCTCCTCGGGCCAGGGCCTGTGTCCGCCCCCGCCGACGATGGTCGCCTGGATCACGTCCTCATGGTGCCAGTACTCCTCACCCACGTGTTGCCAGATTCTCAGCCTGCACTGGCCGCACGTCTCGTAGATCCTGGGTCTGGTGTCGATCCTGCCCCGGACCAGCTTGTCGCCGTCCATGACATGGACCTCACCCTCATCCTGGGTGGGTTCCTCCATGTCCCACACCACCCGCATGAGGTCGTCCGCCAACCTCTCGTACCCCTGCAGATGGGCCATGGCCGCGTACAGCTTCAGCGCGTCCAGGGCGATGGGGTCGCTGTCCGGCTTCAACACGAAGCAGAACTCCTTGACGGGCTCAACCTCGGCGATATCCCCCTCCGAGTCGAGGCTCACGATCCTCTGAACTGCGTACTTCTCGTACAGGCCGATCTGTCGCTCGGTCATCTTGGCTCCTCATGGTTGGTGATCGTTGGTCGGGGTACTTCTACCTCCTGGACTCTCATGCCCGGCTCCCAGGCTATGGCCAGGATGTTCACGTCGTCCAGGGTGACTGGGTCCGCGTCGGCGAAGACCACGAAGCTGTCGTAGAAGGTGACCTCCTCACGCTCGACGACCTCCTGGGTGGTGCCTACACCACCAGAGAACCCCGACTCTGGGCCGGCGACCCGCCTGGGCTTGCCGTAGGTAATCTCGAACCGTCTCACCGCCTTTTCCTTCCCTTGACCTCGCCCGGTAACCGGGTAGGTCGCCTGGCCTCCAGAATGACCCGGGTGCCATCCTGGTCAGAGCTGACCTCACTGACCGTGAGGCGGTACTCCATGCCCACCTGGGGACCCCGAAACCTGACGACCTGGTAAGGCCTCATGGTCGGCAGACTGTTCCACCTCTGCCCCATGTAGGTACCGAACCAGGTGGTGAACACGAACCAGACGACCCAGGCGAACAGAATCCAGCCGTTCATCGGACCTCATGTTCCATGGGGTAGAAGTCCTCGGGAGGGTCTGCCTTGTGTCGCTTCTTCTTGGGCTTCTTCTGGGTTCTGAACATGGGGTCAGGCAGGGGTGAGTCTCTTGTGTCCCACTGCTGGTTGAAGTCGTCGATGAGCTCCTGGATTACGTCACCGGGGTTCCTGATGGCTATGTCACTAGCTTCGGCTTGACGTTGGTGTTCCTCGAGCCAGTCGAGCACGTCGTCAGGGTCGATCATGAGTCCCCCATCGCGTACATCCGCTGGTCCGTCGTCATCTCGGCCGAGACCCTGCTGTCACCGTGGAAGAACCGGCCGCTGGTCAGGTCGTACATGTCGACGTGGTGGAAGCTGCACAGCGCGGAGGCCAACCACCGGAAGAACTCCATGTGGATGCGGTGGCCCGTGTTCGAGAACGCGATGGTGTGCTCCGTGAAGCTGTGGCCATCCACGAACTTCAGGACCGCCG